TAATTATGGCTAAACGAAAGACCAAGCATTACCTAGCAATGTGGGATATGCTAGGTCTTGAGTGTTTGTATGATGTTTACTTGCATATGAGCAAGTACAACGAATGGGAAAAACAAAAAGTCGTTAGTATTCTGAAAGAACAACGAGTTCCCAATCAGCCAGCAGGTATTCCATTACAAATGATGCTATTACGTGCTAAGGTCAATAGTCAACGTTCATATGAGATTTATGAATTCAATAGCACAATGGCTTATGATGAAATGAAAACAGCATTTGAAATTGATCCGCAACCTATGGTAGAATGGATTAGAAGTAACGGTAAAAAAGTTTACAGTGATTATATTAAGCAGGATAGAAAGATGATTGTATGATGTACATTGGTACAAGCCTCGGCGGATGTTTACTTAGCATCATGGCAGGTGAAGTGTCCGAGGATCAGGTTATGTTCATTGTAACACGTACATTGTGCCCTTCTTTTGAAGAATACATGAATGTAGTAAAACAATATCATAGTGACGGCAATCCTTATTCTAATAATCCTGCACGATACAGTTTAGGTGATTATGATTTTGCTATGGTGAAAGAATTGGCAACTAGATTGTATTATTCAGGTAGGATACACCAACCTAGAGTATTTGATAGTGAAGGCAGAACAGCTGGACATTATTATCCCTACAACCATCCTGCTAAATTAGGGCATGGATTGTGGATGCAAGTTGTACCTACTAATGATAACACTACGCCTATAGTAGTAGAGGCTTATGAGAAATACAAGATTTTAGACAGTCTTACAAAATGATGGATTATGAATTAGATCCTATCACATGGTTTGGTGAAAGAGAGTTATCATATACTCCTAAACATTTTGTCATATCAAGTAAACCTTGTACAATGGAATCCAAACAATGGGTTTTAGATAACCTATCAGGTAGATTTAGCTTGACCTACTCGGTAGTACAGCATAATCACCTCAATATTTTTTACAATGATTACATTGCGTTTGAAAATCCTGGTGATTTGGTGTTTTACGAACTAAAATGGTAACCTTGGTACTAGTAAAAAAATAAACTCGTGGGTTAATAGTACTAAATATTTGATATTCAAAGGAGAATACGTATGAGTAAGTTTATAAAACATGTGGGTAAACATGGTGATAGAAAAGTAGCAATAATTTATAGAGAAGTTCCAGGAGAATCTCATATGTGTTTAGTCACATACACTGAATTACTCAATCAACACATCCATGATCCCATGATGAGATGCATTGAAAGTGATATTGGTCAAACTAGTGATGAGTTAGCGGAAGCTCTTAGTAGAACGTATGCATTAGATGGACGTCCAATATTAAATGTGTTACATATGGAAGGTCAACTCAAAAAAGTTCAAACAAGTCAAATTGTAATGACGCCTACACCTAACACAAAAATCAAGTTAGATGAACTAAACAAAATGCTTACTGAAATGAAGCAAGGTGAAGATGCAGTCAAACGTATGGCAGAGTTAGATAAGAGTCGCGGCTTACAAGATCCGGCTGACGTTGCACGTAGAATGAGAAACAATCAAACTCAACCTGTTGTAAGTCAATCAAATGATTTGTTAGGTGATGCATCATTGGCAAGACAACGTTTAGAACAAGCACAAAAGATGGAACGTGAAGCAAAAGGTTTATTGGCTGAAGCACAACGATTGACTGAAGAAGCACAATCATTAGATCCGTCATTAGCTCCTAAACCAGCTAAAACAAGTAAAGCAACTAAAGCTAAAAAAGCAGAAGTTGTTACAGAAGCAGTAGCTACAGCAAAAAGAAAATACACAAAAAAAGTAACTAATGTCACCTGATTTCATTAATAAATGGGAGCATATCCTTGAAGATATTGAAAAAAATAAAATACCAGTAGAGTTTATTAAAAAACTAATTATTAAACTTCAAGGTAAGAAGCAACAAACAATTAACATTCAAAAGTTGTTTCAACAAGGATTAGACTCTGAACAAATAGAAGATGTGGTAAGCAGAAAGTTACATGAATTAGAAGATGATATTACAAGTGTTGAGTTTGTTCTCAATGTACAAAATATTGCTGATACTGTTCAACCTGCTACTGATAAATTACTAAAAAATTTGTAAAATGGAAAATTTAGCAGAAACTCAAAATGATAACGCAGTAGAATCATCTTTGCCTTTAGACGAACAGGCAATACAAAATATTCAACCGCCACAACCTGAACCTCCCCCGAGACCTAAGGTAGCAATTGTTACCCCGACAATAGGTAGTAAATATTTAGGTTATTGTTTGGAAAGTGTGAAAAGACAAACATACGAAAACATCATACATTATATTTTTATTGACGGTGTTGAATACTTAGACAAGGTTCAACAGACTCTTGTTCAAGTGGGCGGACTTAATAATGTAAAAAGAATATTACTTGAAGATAACGTAGGCAAAGGTTGGTATGGTCATCGCAGTTATGCAGCCAGTGCTTTTTTAGTCAATGCTGATATTATCTGTTACTTAGATGAAGATAATATGTATGATAAAAATCATATTGAGGATCTGGTAAAAAAGATTGAAGAAGGTTATGACTGGGCATACAGTTTGAGAACAATTCATGGTAGCGAAGGTCATTTTATTTGTGAAGATAATTGTGAAAGTTTATGTGAGTACCCGATTCATACATTAGAACCTCAACAATTTCATATTGATACCAGTTGTTTAGCCATAAAACGTTCGGTTGCGGTTCAAGTATCGCACACTTGGTATAATCAATGGGGAGCTGACAGAAAGTTTGGATATGTTCTCAGACAGTATTTTCCAAACTTTGCTGGCACTACTAACTATTCACTTATGTACAGATTAGACAGTGCCGCAGAAGAAAATCCTTCATTCCATTCACATGATGGTAATCAATCAAACGCAGTTGGTAAAGATTTTTTCTTACATGGTAACAACATAATGTATCAAAAATATGGTGCTAACTTTCCATGGCGTAAAACTAAACAAAAATGAAACAATATTTAGACTTACTCCAAGATATTTTAGATAACGGAGAAATAAAAGATGATAGAACTGGTATTGGCACTTATAGTGTTTTTGGACGCCATCTTCGCTTTGATTTGCGTAGGGGCTTTCCCGCAGTCACTACTAAAAAACTTGCATGGAAAGCTTGTGTCGGTGAACTACTTTGGTTTGTTGAAGGCAGTAGTGATGAGCGTAGATTGGCAGAGATCACCCATGGTAGTAGAGATGGTACCGTTACGATATGGACGCCAAATGCATTATCACCCTATTGGAAACATAAAGCAAAATTCGAGGGCGATCTCGGTCGTGTCTACGGAGTACAATGGCGGCATTGGCACAACTATCGCACAGAAAAAGACATGGGTCCGGCACACAAAGGCGGTACACGCCTCGCAGTTGACAAGATTGAAGTCGACCAATTGGCAAAACTCATCGATGGTTTGAAACAAGATCCTAATGGGCGCAGGCACATTCTCAGTGCTTGGAACGTGGGCGAGTTAGACGAAATGGCATTGCCCCCTTGTCACGTTATGAGTCAATTCTATGTTAACAAAAATAGTGAACTATCTTGCCATATGTATCAGCGTAGTGTTGATGTTTTTCTGGGCTTACCTTTCAATATTGCTAGTTACGCATTACTTACACATCTATTGGCACATCACTGTGATTTGAAAGTAGGAGAGCTTGTTATTAGTACAGGCGACACACATATTTATAAAGACCATATTGAACAAGTCAAAGAACAATTAAGTCGTGAACCACACCCACTACCAACCCTAATGCTAAATCACGCAAAGAGTAATATCTTTGAGATGACAATGGCAGACATACATTTAGAAAACTATCAAAGTCATGGCCCTATCAAAGCAACAATGGCAGTCTGATATTGACCTTAGACCCAAGTATCAGGTACAAGTATCTGATAACGGGGAAGAGACCGTATCTATTACAGAGGTAGTTCACACTATCCGAATGGGCGATGTTGAAGATCCGGACCTAATGGTGGCACAACCTATTTACGAGTGGCAGCAAACAGAAGCTGGCAAGTGGATAATGGAAAACTCTAATCCAGTACCTAGTTGGCATCGTAACCATGACTTGTACAGTTATGGTCACATCTATCAGATTAGAGCATATCTAACACATAAACAATTGACATATTGGAAGTTGAAATATGAGTGAGCCTGTTTTTACAATAGATTATTTTACACATAATATTCCAAAATGGACAATTATCTTGGAATATTTAAACAAAACATTTGGACCTAATTTAGATTGTTTAGAAGTAGGTACATTTGAAGGTCGTTCAGCATTATATTTGTTAGACCATTTTGTAGGTAACGGTAATCTAACAGTTATAGATAAATTTTATTTTCCTGGTGCAACAAATAAATATTTTCAAAATATTGCTAACCATGAAAAAAATAAACAAATAAAAACTATTTCCGGAGAATCACTTGTTGAACTAGCTAACTTATATAAACAAGAAGCACAATTTGATTTTATATACATTGATGCCGGAAAAACAGCAGTAGAGAATATTTCAAGTCTTATTATTGCTGAACGAATATTGAAGATAGGTGGAATAGTAGTAATTGATGATTATGGTTGGGATAAATTACCAGACCCTAGATATTGCCCCAAATTAGGAATAGACAAATTTACAGAAATAACTGTACTAAGTGAAATTTTTATGAAAGGTTATCAAATGGCCTTTAAAAAAATAAAACACAATGATGAATTAATAGCACATAAGAAATAAAATATGAAAATTTTAGTAACAGGCGGTCTCGGCCTTATCGGACACAACGTAGTAGACAAACTACAAAAACAAGGACATAGTGTCGTTATTACTGATACTCGCACTACCTATGGTATCATCCCTCAAGATGAGATTGACTATCTAATGACTGAACGACTAAAAAAGATTCAGCCAGGACAAATACATGCCATAGATATTAGTAGTGATAGTATTGATTGGTTGTTTGAACGATACAAGTTTGATATGGTCATACACATGGCCAGCTTCCCTAGACAAAAAGTTGTCAATAGTAATCCTAGACTAGGCGCAAAAACAATGATGGAAGGACTATTGAACTTATGTGAAGCAAGTAAAAAACATAATGTAAAGAAGTTTATTTACATTAGTTCAAGTATGGTCTATGGAGACTTTACTGATGATGTGACAGAGGATTATGATTGTAAACCTCAAGGTCAATATGGTATTATGAAATTAGCAGGAGAACACCTTGTCAAAGACTACAGTCGCCGTAATTGTTTTAACTACACTATTATCCGCCCTAGTGCAGTATATGGTCCGCTGGATGTAGAAGATAGGGTTATTGCTAAGTTTATTCTTACAGCAATGCGTAATGAAACACTTAAAGTAAATGGGGCAAATGAAACATTAGACTTTACATACGTAGAAGATGCCGCCAATGGTATTGTTGCGGCAGCACTAAGCGAGAATACACATAACAAAACGTATAATATTACAAAAAGCCATAGTAGGACACTACTTGATGCCGCTACACTAGCAGTCAACATAGTAGGTAAGGGTTCAATTGAAGTTAGAGGTAAAGATGCTGACTTTCCTAGTCGTGGTGCATTGAATATTGATAGGGCAAGAAAAGACTTTGGATATGATCCACAAGTAGATGTAGAAGAAGGATTTCAAAAGTATTATGACTGGCTTATCAATAGCGCATTTTGGTCTCAAAAGACAGTACGGTAATCTAAAAGATGAGTTATTAGATGCCACAGACCGTGCACTGAGAGACGGTAATCTTGTTAGCGGTCCATACACCAGACAGTTTGAAGAATGGCTGAAGCAACGTACAAAAACAAAATATGCGGTAACAGTACATAGTGGTACACAAGCACTAGAGATTATCGCACGATACAAAAAAATAAAACACAATGAAACTATGGAGGGTAACCCTATAGTTCGTATTCCTAACTTAACTTATCCAGCTACACTCAATGCGTTCTTATCCGCTGGATGGGATGTTGAACTGTGTGATACTGACAAGAACGGTATTATTAAAATTGAAAACGGTATGGGTGGAATATATGATTGTGTAATGGGATATGCAGGACGTAGACCCTGGCCTAATGCTGGCTATTCACTTGCGTATGGTGTCATAGTTGACGGGGCACAACATTGGTTATGTTGTGAAGGTGAGGTAGGTAGTGGTATGTCAATTAGTTTTGATCCTACAAAGAATCTACCAAGTTCAGGTAACGGTGGTGCTATTGTAACTAACGATCATCATTTGTATTTGTTTGCTTCATCATACAGAGACAACAATAAGCCTTCATTCTATGATGTAGGAACTAATAGTAAGATGAGTGAACAAGACTGTGCACAGATATTAGTTAGAACAAAATACATAGATGAATGGCAACAGCGTAGAAGTGATATCGCCAAGTATTGGTGTGAACAGTTCAGAGAGTTACCTTTACGATGTTTGTCTGACACAGTAGATCCACACTGTCATCAAAAGTTTGTATTGTATATGGATGACAGAAACGCAATGAACTTGTATTTGAAAACGAACGGAATTGATAGCAAAGTTCATTATGAATATGTGTTAGGTGACTTACCCACAGCCCAGGATAGAAACATTAGTAGACCGGACTTGATGGCGGTAAGTGTAATGTTATCTAGGGGTGTATTGAGTTTGCCTATGTATCCAGAATTGACTGATATTGAAGTGGAATATGTTGCTAATAAAGTAAAAGACTTTTTCCAAGCATAAATACGGATACTATGTTTATCCTATCAATACTACCCGACGCCGCAATACACATAATCTTTACATTGGGTATTTTGGGCACCCTTGCAGGATTCGTCCTAGGATTTATTCCTTTTGTCAAAATGTATCAATTTGCTATACAAGTGTGTAGCATTATTGTGCTTGTGTTTAGTGTCTATCTTGAGGGAGGGTTAGCTGACTATAAAGAGTGGGAACTCAAAGTTGCTGAAATGGAAGCTAAAGTAGCTCAAGCTGAAATACAATCAGCTAACAAGAATACTGAAATACAAGAAAAAATCGTAGAAAAGACTAAGGTTATCCGTGAAAAGGGTAAAGATATTATTCAATATATTGATAAAGAAGTAGTCAAAAAAGAAGAAGTTATCAAGTATGTTGAAAACTGTCCTGTACCTAAAGATGTAATTGATACACTAAATAAGGCTGCGGAAAAGGGAGATAAAAAATGAGATATCTTCTAATAAGTTTGTTATTAGCAGGATGTTCTACAACTGTCCCTGTAACTCAAAAGTTCCCTAATGCTACTCCTGAACTAATGAAAAGTTGTGAAAGCCTAAAGAAAGTTGAAGGGGATAAAGTAGCAATTACTGAGATGCTCAAAGTCATAGTACAGAACTATAGTTTGTATTATGAATGTTCAACCAAAGTCGATGGTTGGCAAGACTGGTACAACGAACAGAAAAAGATATTTGATAGCGTAAAATAATAGCATATTATGAAGTATTTTATTTTATTGAGTGTATTACTTGTGGGTTGTGCTACGAACAAAGATTTTGAGTTGTATTTAGAAGCTCAGAAGTCCATAAGTAGAGATGCCACGATGAGTGAAGCGGCACGTATTAGTGTATTGATTGATATGACAAAAAGTTCAGACAACCAAGTCAAGTTAGAAGCGATACGTGCTTTGCAAGAGATACAGCGTAGTAAGACTCCTATAACCATAGAACCTCCCAAGAAGAATTGGTTGGGGTTCTGATAAATACATTATAGTGTAGGAATTATAATGTCACAAGAAATAATCAATATTGGTGCGATGCCGAATGACGGCGACGGTGATCCCTTACGTACGGCCTTTACCAAGATTAACAACAATTTTTCTCAAATATTCAATAGTCTGGGGCAAGCTGAAGCATTTACCATAGGTGATACTCAGGGGCAAGTTATTTTCACATATCCTATTGCGGATTTTGTTCAAGGGATGTTTCAGATTAATTCTTCAGACCAGATAGCAAATACACAGAATATCACAATAAATAGTGCCAAGACCACAGAAGTTGCTCCTCCCACAGTCATCAATAGTGCGCTGAACACAATGAGTTATCCCGCAGGTGTAACAATAACAAATTACAAGATTGTTGTTGAGGGAGAAAATGTTGAGATTCAAATTGATCCATTGATAAATGTAGATATGACGCATTACATTTCATACAGAATTTCCACAAGCGGTGCAGTTACATTACCTTTGACGTTGAACGGTTATCCTACCAATACTACACTAAATACTCAAAATGACATAACCATAACAACACAGAATCAATTACCATGAGAGCAAGAGAATTTATTACTGAACAACGTGTAGCATTAAGTGTTGATGTAGCTAGAGCATTGCCCGGAACATACACTATTCCAGGATTGCCCAACAGTGATTTCTACAAGCAATATCGTTTCGGGGTAGCTATAGCAGGAGCACGTGGTCAATTAGAAAGAGCACAAGATAGTATTCCACCATACAACTTTGAAAAAGAAACTCCTTGGGGTGAGAATATGATTGTAAGTTCATACATGGACGGTGACATTGATAAAGATATCAACCTTGCCATGAAAGAAGTAGGAGTTAAGGGTAAGAAACTAATAAGTACTAAAGGTAGTGAAGAAGCAGTTGATGTTACTAAATCTAGTCCTGTAAAAGGTTTCAAGGGATATGCTAAATGAGAGCAAATGAATTTGTAACCGAAGCTAAAAAAGCAAAGCCCACAAAGCGTCAAAGGTTTGCATCACGTGGTATGCATAAGTTTCGTGATCCAGGAGGCTATGATAGAACATACGAGTTGAATCGTATTATGATGGCTGTAGCCTCTACAGATGGTACAATAGTACCAAATTTAGACGCAGAAGCTTGGAGTGGTCGCTACAATACAGCACATCCTTACACTGACATAGAATCTAAAATGCTCAAAAAAGCATACAAAGCAATAGGTAGTGAGATACATGATTTGAATCACGGAGATGATAGAAGTCAAGAATTACCTAATACAAATACACAAAGTTTAGTCAAGCCCTTCAAGGGCTACAAAAAATAAATTTAAATCAATTTGAATTAGCATAAGTAATAGTATCTTTATAGGATAGAATATGATACTTGATTTTGACATAAATGTTACACTTGATTTAATAAAGCTCAAATTTTACAATGAATGGTTGTATGTTAACCATATTAGTGATGAGGGCCCGAGTGAGGTTCACAAAGGACTAACATCCAGAATTGTGAGTGAAATAATAGACCCTCTCAACTTACCTAAAGATAGCAAAATACTAGACTTAGGATGCGGTTACGGATATTTCCTAGATGAGATGAAACAACGAGGATTTACCGATGTGACCGGAGTTTGTTTAACTCCCGAAGATACTCAAGCTTGTACAGAACGCGGACATACGATTAAGAAATATGATATTAGCTTTTTGCCACAAAGGGACGGGTATTATGATGAGAGTGTAGATTTTATCTTTTTACGTCATGTATTAGAACATAGCCCATATCCTATTTTTACATTGATGGAATACAATCGTATATTAAAACAGCATAGTAAAATTTACATTGAAACTCCTGCTCCGGAAACAGAACGTAACCACGAAACTCATTTGAATCATTATAGTGTGTTAGGACAACAACAGCTCAAAGCACTATTGCATCGTACAGGATTTGATATTGAACGTTTTGAAGAATTGAACGGACAACTGAAATTAGATGACGGGTCAGTGGTACAAGAGAAAATGTATTGTATTGTTGCTAAAAAATCAAGACCATTAGATGTAAAATAACATTTACAACACAGATAAAAACCGAGCTTGTCTCGGTTTTCCTATGCGCCTAATGATAAATAAGTGATAAGGATAAAATAATATGTCAGTACTAACATTAAGAAACGGCGCCTTTGTTCCGGGCATAACACAAAACATAACTACAACAGGTGGAAGTCAATTAAGTACAGCTTTTGCATCTACTACTAGTATTATTCGTGTTACTACTCAAGTGGATATTTATGTACAATTAGGTACTACTACTAGTCCTCCCTCAGCAACAACTGGTTCTATGCTTGTTTTAGCAGGTATTACAGAATTTTTAGCAGTACCGGCAGCAATGATATCATCAACCGGAGTTGTAACACAGCAATCACAAATTGCTATTTTACAAGCAGGTGCAAGCGCAGGAGTAGTGGGTATTACACAATTAACAGGGTATTCAAATTAAATTATGTCTATTGGAACATTAGGGTTAAGAGGTTTAGGACATTTAGGTGGACTATCCACAATTGCACGTAATCCTGATTACTACAACCCTACCCCTCCTACCCCTTCAGCACCTTCACTTATTTTACAAGAAAATAGTGATGGAACAAATAACATTATTCTTGCTGAGAATAGTGACGCATTGATTACGGAATAAAAATAAAATGGCAAACATAAAAATAAGCAACTTACCTCAACTGAATACTATTGATAGTACATCAGTTTTCCCTTTAAGTAGTGATACTACAGGTATTCTAACTACATACAAAACAAGCATAGCTAACATAGCAGAGGCTGTTATAACTATTGCTGGTAGTACCGGGGCAACATTGGGAAGTACAGGTGCTACTGGTGTTCAAGGTGCTACTGGTGTTACAGGTGCTACTGGAACTGCTGGTACGAACGGAGCTACTGGTGTTAAAGGTGCTACTGGTGTTCAAGGTGCTACTGGAACTGCCGGTACGAACGGAGCTACTGGTGTTCAAGGTGCTACTGGTCTTACAGGCGCAACAGGAACTGCTGGTACAAACGGAGCTACTGGCTTGACAGGTGCAACAGGTG